GTCGCCACCCAGCCCACCCAACCCCAAGACGCAGCACGCGGTGTTTGACGGCACGTCATGGTCTGTGCAGGCCATACCATTGCCACCGCCGCCATCGCACGCTGAGAATGTCGCCAACATGCCCAAGAACAAGTTGGTTGCGGGACCGCTCATCTATGACGTTCTGACGCAACAGCCAGTAGATAGAGGATAAACCACATGCCAAGCATGGAAATTGTACAGGCCGCCGCCAACCCGGATTTCTATACTCGTGTCAGCTTCATTGCGCTGAAGACGGCGCAGAATGTGGCGTCTGAGGGTGAAAGCGCCCCCAATCACGCCGCGCGGGTGCAGTACGCCAATCGGGTGTTCCGGGGTGACGACAACGCCGCCCTGCTGGCGCAGCACGTGGCCACCAATGCCACCATAGGGTCGGCCCTTGAACAGGGCCTGCCGGTGCCTGATGGTGACATCGAGTATGCGCTGTCAACCATCTGGGATGCCCGCGCCAACAGCTTCTACGTGCCACCGCCCGCAACCTGAACGGCACTGTCATGGCCAAGCGCAGCAAAAAGCTGAGGATGAGCGGCGGCGCAATGCACGCCCGCGCCCAGTTTCAGGAAACCAAGCATAAGCGCGACATGTCAGGCAAGTTTGCCGACATGCCCGGCAGCACTGTGCCCGGTGCCGCAAGCAGCCAAGCCGCGCCCATTGTGCCCGCAGGCAAGGCTGACTGGTTTGCCGCCGCCAAGACCAGCCAGATTAAAGGGGACGACCGCATCAAGCTGCACGTGGAAAGTAATCCTAAAAAGCCCGGCAGCGCCTCAGCTGAGCGCTTTGCGCATTATAAGGATGGCATGACGGTTGCTGACTTCAAGAAGGCCGGTGGCTGGCCCGAAGACTTGGCCCATGACCGCAAGAAGGGGTTCGTGACGTTCCATGACAGTGAAACCTACGGCAAGCTCAGCACAGCCGGTGCCTCCCCGGTCGCCCAGATCAACCACGCCACCGCCAGCGGCAGGCTGGCCAGCATCAAGGCTGAGGCCGAGCTGAAGGCCGCCACCGTCACCACTGAGGTGAAACCCGTTGAACCTACCCTGCCGGTCAAGTCTACCGGGGAGCCACCTGAGCCGCCCGCACCGCCCAAGCCAGCGGCAGCTGCCGCCAAGCCCGGCGCAGCGGCCCCAGCCAAGCCCGCCAGCGCGCAGAAGCCGTCAGATGGCACTCAGACACCCGCCACGCCTGAAAACGCGCCCACGGGCACGCCTGCGGCCCCTGTGGTGGCCACCAAGGCTGAACCTGCGGGCGTGCAGACCTTCAAGAAGGGTGCAGCACCTGCTGAAACCACGCTGAATGGCGTGGAACTGAAGCCGTGGACACCACCCAAAGACATCAAGGGTTGGCAGAAGGTTGAAGGCCAGATGCCCGATCTAGCTGAGCCACCCATGCCGAGCAGCGGCAAGATAGGCTCTGGCGTGATTGTGGAAGAGCCTGACGGGCGTATCTGGCTGGCCAAGCCCACGGGTGCATATGGGGGATACCAGCACACGTTCCCCAAAGGCACCATTGAGAAGGGTGAGGGCCTGTCACCGCAGGCCAATGCCATCAAGGAGGCGTATGAGGAAACTGGCCTGAAGGTGCGCATTACCGGGCTGGCCGGTGACTTCAAGGGTGACACCGGCATTGCCCGTTATTACCACGCAGTGCGTGAGGGCGGCACACCATTGGATCACGGGCCTGAGAGCGAGGCCGTCTTGCTGGTGCCCAAGGCGCAGTTGGATGCCCACCTCAACAAGGCGCGTGACAAGGCCATCATGGCCCAGCACATCACTGGAGCAGCCAAGCCCAGCCCCGCCGCGCCGCCGCTGATGCCCAAGGGCGCGGCAGCTGACGCGCCAGCCAAGCTGCCGGTCAAGATGCCCGACAACCACCGCTACAAGGCGGAGGAGCTTGTGCCGCTGCCCGCCAGCAAGGTGGCTGATGAGGGTGAGGCCGGTATGGCATGGGAGTATGAGAAGGAATACCTTCAGTACGGTGGCAAGAACTGGGCACCGGGCATCAAGAACCAAGCGGACTTCAACGAGCGCTATAAGGCAGCGCCGCTGACCTATCTTTCTGATGATCAATATGATGGGCTCCAGTACACCACCGTCAATACCAAGAAGCTGCCAACGTTCGCTGACGTTGCGCCCGGCCTGAAGGCGCGTAAGCGCGACCCTGAGGCCATTCGCAGCCGCATGCTGAATGAGGGCGTCACCACGCCGCCTATCGTGCTGAAGCGCAAGGGCAGTGACACCCTGCGGCTGATGGCCGGGCAAAGCCGCATCTGGGTGGGTCTTGCCACGGGCTACCGCGTGCCCGTCAAGATACTGGAGGTGTGATGCCCGGCCTCAAGCTCAAGCCCAAGATCAGCAAGAGTGCGCACTTCGCCAAGATCAAGTGGGACATCAACAAGCATAAGCGCGACAAGACCACCGGGCGATTCACGTTCAAGCCCGGCACGGAGGAGTTCAAGGCTGAGCCGTTTGGGCCCGGCAAGACCAGCAATGTGAAAAGTGCCGACATCATCAAGCTGCACGTCACCAGCAACCCCAAGAAGGCGGGCAGCGCCTCACACGCTGACTTTGAACAGTACAAGGATGACATGACGGTCGGTGAGTTCAAGGCGCTGGTGGGCCCCAAGCAGGCCCAGCTGCACCTGAGCCATGACACCAAGAAGGGCTTCATCACCATACACGACCCGGCCACGCTGCCGCCCAAACCGCTGGCTGAGCCTGAGCCGCCACCGCCGCCCAAGCTGACGCTGGCTGAGTATGCCATCACCAGCAAGACCAGCGGTGTGCAACCGCACGACAAGATCAAACTGTTGGCTGGGAGTAATCCCAAGAAGCCCGGTAGCAAGGCGGCTGCGGCGTTCAGCAATTATAAGGATGAAATGACCGTAGGTGAGTTTCAGGCCGCGCTGGGCGGCAAGAAATTCGCGCAGGAACACCTCACCCATGACCTCAAGAAAGGCTTCATATCAATCCACAACGCCACTGATCTGGCTGACATGCAGGCCGGTAAGCTGAGCCCCGGCACGCTGGCGGCACAGATGCAGAAGGGTGACAAGGGCCTTGGCGTCATCAGCAAGAACCCGTTCACCGCAGGCACTAAGAATTATCAGGACTTTGAGGATGCTGCCTTTGACCAAGGCTTGACCACGCAGGCCAAGGTGGCGGCCAGCGTTGACCCGGCCACGGGCGCGCCCAAGCCCAAGCTGGCTGATCTGGCAGACGATGATACCATCATCAGCCAGTATGGCACCAACTACAGCGCCAAGCTGCTGAAGGCAGACCCTGACCCGGTATTCAAAAAACAGGTTGAGGATAACCTTGCCAACGGCAAGTGGACTGTTAAGCCCAAGCCGCCCGCGCTCAAGGACACTGACAAGATTTCGGTGCACAGCACGTCCACCGGCCTGACCAGCAGCACCAAGTACAGCGTGGCCGAGTATAAGACCATCACCGGCATGACGGATAGTCAGGTGCAGGCCAACCTTGCCAGCGGTAAGCTGAAGCTGCATGCGCTTGAGCCGGTCACCACCATGAAGGCCGGGCCGTCAGTGACCACGCCGCCGCCCAAGCCTGCCACCAAGCCCGTGCCCGCGCAGGCCGCTGCTGATGATGATGAAGTCACCACCGGACTGGGCAACAAGTTCACGGTGAAGGAGTACAAGAAGCAATGGTCAGATAACGGCTACTCTGAGGCGGAGGCCGTTGAAAAGCTCAACGCCAACATAGCCAGCGGTGCCATCCACGTCACCAAGAAGACAACATATGCCGATGATGACGTGGTTGAGAGCTTCATGGGCAACAAATACACCATCGCTCAATACAAGCTGAAGTTCGGCGTCGCTGATGGCAGCATTACCAATGCGCTGAAAAACGGCGACATCAAGCTGGTGCCCAAGATCACGCCTACCGGGGGTTCCCCGGTTGCGCCTGTTGCTGAGCCCGCCATCACCAAGCTGTCGCAGGTGCCCAAGCAGGACTGGGACAAGTATGACGTTGCCACCATCAGCGCTGACAATCCTTATCCGCAGGGCTCAGACAAGTGGGTGAAGTTCAAGAAGATCCACAACACGTCCAGTGGTGCTAAAAGCATGACTGTGACCAAATACATGAGCAGCACCACGCTGGTTGACAAGCAGGAGGTGCTGCTTGAGCAGATGGTGGCTGACGGCCATGTCAAGTTCGTCACGCCTGTGCAGAAAAAGGCGGTAGCTGATCAGAAGGCCAAGTTCGCGGCGCAGAAAGAGGCCGCTGCCAAGCAGGCGCAGGTTGATAAGTACAAGCTGCATCACGAACAGTTGCAGCCCGCTGATTGGAAGAACGCACCCAAATGGTCCAAGGTGCCGGGGGTTCAAGACTTGGGTGTGTCTGGCAAGACCATTATTATGGATCAAACCCGTCAGGCGCTGGGTCTGAAGTTCAACAGCGCTCAGAACCCATCGGTGAAATATTACACTGGCACCGGCAACAGCACCATTAATGGCCAGCTGCGGGGCACGGCGGGCTATGGGCCGGTATCGGCAAGCAGCAAGGCCCACATGGCCAAGCTGGACAAGCTTATGGAACCCACGCAGGGTGATGCCATCATGTGGCGCGGCATAGGCACCACGGGTGATTTGGATAACCTCAACAACATGCCGCCCCCATCGGAGTTTATTGATCTGGGCTACAGCAGCATGTCACACAACCCCAACGTGGCGCAGGGGTTTGGCGGGCGCTCAAGCATCACCAACCGGAAAACCATGTTCAGGATACGTGTGCCCGCAGGCACCAAGGCGGCATATGTCAGCCGGAGGTATTCACAGGAAGAGTCCATGAAAGATGAGGCTGAGGTGATCACGATGCGCGGCACTCGGTTCAAATACATCAGCACCACCAAGAACCTTGACGTGCACGGCACCAAGATTGATGTCATTGAGGTGGAGATTGTGGATGAGCATGGCGGTAACATCTAAAGGATGCTACACTGCCGCTTAGAAAGGAAATCACAATGGCAAAGAAACAGAAACCACTTATGCCCGACTGGCCCAACCCTGAGCCGCGCCCCGGTATGGAGCGTTTCAGTGACTGGTCACTCAGCAGCATCGTGCCTCTTGAACCGGGTGAGGTGCTGGTCAATGATGATCCGGATGACCCTAATAGGATTGCTACCTATAGGGATAAGAAACCCAAGAAATAACCACTAGTCAAGCGCCGAATGTGGCGTTATGCTTCCGCTCATTGATTTTCGTCGTTAATTCTGAGGGAGAGTTGAATGATTGGTGACCCGGAAGTTGAGGGTGACAATTCACTGCCCCGTGCCCCGGCATCCAAGCCTGAGCCGCAGCCTGACATTGATCTTGAGGAAGATCAGGACAACAGTCTGCCGCGCGCGCCTACCGAGCGTAAGGACCCGGTGCAGCCGGTTGACCCGGATGAAGATGAGGCCGATGAGGCCGACGCTGAAGATGAGGTTGACCCTGACGAAGACGCTGAGGAGACTGCCGCGTGACACTGCGCGCCGTCATAGACAAGCTTGAGGAAGTACCTGAAGCCCTCAAGGCTGAGTACATTGAGAAGGACGGCAAGTTCTATCTCGATCTTGACAACTCACTGAACCTGCATACAGCCATTGCGCCGCTGGCAACGGCGCTGGCTACCGTCAAGCGTGAGAAGAAAGTCATACAGGACAAGCTTGTGGCCTTGGAAACCAAGACCACCGGCCTGCCTGATGACTTTGATCCCGCCAAGTACGCTGACACGGTGGCTGAACTTGAAGCCCTCAAGTCTGACCCTAACCGGGACAAGGACACTGAGGCCAAACTCCAGAAAGAACGTGAGCGTTATGAGCAGCGGCTGCGCGATGCTGAGGCAAAGCGCGTTGCTGACCTCAAGGCCAAAGACGCTGAAATCAATGAGCGTGACTCGCTTATCCATGAGACACTGGTTGACGGCGGCCTGACTGAGGCATTGGTCAAGCATGGCGTAGCCAAGGAGTTCATGGGTGCCACCCGCGCCCTGTTGCGTGGGGCGGTGAAAGTGCAGAAGGGTGATGATGGCAAGCGCCATGCCGTGGTAACCACGGACCTTGGTGACGTTGACATTGACCACTTTGTTGAGAACTGGTCCAAATCAGACGACGGCAAGCACTTCGTGGTTCAAGGCAAGGGCTCTGGAAGCCATGGCTCTGGCAATGGGCGCGGCAGTGAAATCAACCCGTGGGTGAAGGAATCCTTCAACCTTACGGAACAAGGCCGTATCATCAAGTCTGACAAAGACAAGGCGCGCCGTCTCATGAAAACCGCTGGTCGTACCAGCCATGAGATTGACAGCGCCCTAGCATAAAGGCTGCCGCGTAATACGGGTAGCTGACCTCCCATATACTGGACCCACTGCGCTGGCGTAACACGGGCGCGGTCAAGGCCACCCCAACCCACGGTCAATGACTGGGTTAGGTCCATGTTCACTCATGTGCCATCCAAGGAGATTGACCTATGGCCTCGACCAAGATTGCCGACGTGATTGTGCCGTCGGTCTTCAACCCGTATGTTGTTGAAAAGTCAACGGAACTTTCGGCGCTGTTTGAAAGCGGCATCATCGCCACGGTAGGCGAGCTGAACGTGTTTGGCCAGAAGGGCGGTACCACGGTTGCCATGCCGTTCTGGAAAGACCTGACCGGCGCTGAAGAAATTCTGTCTGACGTGGTGCCGCTGGGCGTTGACAAGATCACCACCGGCCAAGACATCGCCGTGCTGCATGCACGCGGCAAGGCGTGGGGCGTCAATGATCTGGCAGAAGCCCTGTCAGGTGATGACCCCATGGCGCAGATCGCCGCGCTGGTAGGTGACTTCTGGCAGCGCCGCTGGCAGACCATGCTCATCAACATCCTGACTGGCATCTTCGCTTCTGCCAGCATGAGCGGCAATATCCATGACATCAGCGCCGCCGCCGCGCCTGACAACATCATCAGCGCCAACAGCGTGGTTGACGCCATGTACAAGCTGGGCGACGCCAGCCAGCGCCTGACCGCCTTTGCCATGCACAGCGCTGTGGTGGCGGTGCTGGTCAAGCAGGGCCTGATTGACTTCAAGGAAGACCGCGACGGCAACCCCACCCTGCCCTACTACATGGGCAAGCGGGTTATTCAGGATGACGGCATGCCCGTCACGGGCGGCGTCTACACCAGCTACCTGTTTGGTGCCGGGGCCATCGGTTATGCTGATGGCGGCGCGCCTACCCCCACTGAGACTGACCGTGACAGCCTTGCCGGTGAAGACATCCTGATCAACCGCAGGCACTTTGTCATGCATCCGCGTGGCATTGCGTGGATTGGCACGGCAACCGGCGTCAGCCCCACCAACGCTGAACTGGCCATCGGTACCAACTGGAACCGCCGCTACAGCCCCAAGAACATCAGAATTGTGCAGTTCAAGCACAAGATTGTCTGACAGGCGTTATATCTAGCGGGTGGGGCCCTGAGCCCCGCCTGTTAACCGCCAACTGAGAAGGAGTTACCCGTCATGGGTATGTCAGCATTTAGTCGTGCGCGTGTATCTCAGCTGCCAGAAATGGAGCTTGAGGTAGAGCGCTTTGTGAAATGGAACGCCGCCCACCAGAAAGCCGTGCGTGACATTGACGATCTGCACAATGAGGTGACCGACGAAGAGCGGTTGCAGCAAATTCGTGACACGGCGGCAGAGAACGTCAAGGTGATCGGTGAGAAGGTGGTGGCCGGTCTTCAGGAAAATATCGGTGAAAATGAAACCATCGACATGCCGCTGCGCATTGATCACGTGCGTGACATGGTGGGCCGCCGCCACGTGGTTGACCCGCAGGGTGAGCCCAAGAGCATGATGGACAAGCTGCATGACCGCATACCCACCGGCAGCATGTCTGAGCGCTTGGTGCCCAAGACTGACGTGGTAGGGCTTGGCCCCACCAAGGAAGAGGTTGAGGCCGCAGAAGTTGAGCAGCAACCATGGGTGAACCCGGATGAGGAGGTTCCTCCTCCCGCCTCTCAACCGGGTGACCCTGTGGACCTGCCCGCAGCGGGCCACGGCGCTGGCGTGATGGGTGAGGGCGGTGACAGTGAAGACCGCCGCCGTGACCGCATAGCCAACGTGCCGCCTGACACGCGGCAGCCGGTGCCTGAAGAAACCCGCACTGACACGCGCGGGCATGACGGCACGGGCCCTGAGCCCAGCCCTGAGGCGGGCCTAGCCGGTGTTGAGAAGGTGGTGCCGCCAACCACGCAGGTTGAGGGCAAGCACGCTGACGCCGCCGCCAAGGAAACTGCCAAAGACAAGGACCACCCCAAGACCAAGAAGACCACAAAGGAGTAATTTGTGGCGCATTACGGCACCGAGGCTGCCTTTGAGGCTTATTGCGCCCGGATGGGCTACACCGCATCCTCAGGCGATGTAGACCCGGCGCTTGAGCGGGCCACTGCCTATCTGGACGGGCACTACGGTGCCCGCTATCCGGGCAAGCCCACTGGCGGCTATGCGCAGGTGCTGGGCTGGCCTCGTACTGGCGTGACTGATTGCCATGGGTACACTGTTCCCTCAGATACGGTGCCCCCGGCAATTGAGAACGCCACGTACGAGGCCGCACTTCGTGAACTGGCCACACCAAGCTCACTGAGCCCTGATGTGGTCACCGGCCAGATCAAGAAGTCCGTCAGCGTTGAAGGCGCGGTCAGCGTCACCTACGCTGACCCTGAGGGCGGGGCCATAGCGGGCCAGACGCCCACCCTGACCGTGGTGGACAACATGCTCAGCTGCCTGCTTGGCGGGGCGGTCAGCGGGCGCAGCGTGACCAAGTGGCTGATGCGCACATGAGTGACGCCTTCTACACCGACATGGCCGTGACCGCCCACGGCATCATAGATGAGTTCCAGCAGGGTACCCTCAAGCTGGAGCGGCGCACACCGGTAGCCAGTCCTGTGCCGTGGGACCCCGCTGAACCCACAGCCAAGATGTACCCTGTCGTGGGTGTGGTAAGATCAGTGGACCGTAGATACGTTGACGGGACGCTAGTAATCGCCACTGACCGTATGGCGACATTGCCTGTGAAAGGGCTACCGGTGGGCGTCGTACCTGAAATGACTGACCTGTTGCATGTGGATGGTCAGCCAACCACCATCAAGAAGGTGCTGAGGGTGCCGGAAGCGGGCATCATCATCGTATATAAGCTGATACTGGGGTCATGAATGGCACTGCCCACGTCATTGCAGGAACTGCTTGACCAGATGGAGCCGCAGGTGCGGCAAGCCTTTCTTGACGCTGTTGCCGACATCACTGACGAAACCGTCATTTCAGCCCTTGAGAAGGCCATTGCCACCGGCAATATCGAGTATGCGCTGAGCATCCTCAATCTTGACCCGGTGGTATTCAATCAGGTGGCTGACAGCGTGGCGGATATCTACAAGTATGCCGCCGTGCTGACCGCCGAGGCGGCCCGCGCCACCGTCAACCCGGCAACCGGGGCGCGCGTGATATTCCGCTTCAATGTACGCTCTCCCCCGGCTGAGGAATGGTTGCGCGTCACCAGCAGCAAGCTGGTGGTGGGCCTGAGCAACACGGCGCGCACCACGGTGCGCCAGACCCTCTCAGATGGCATTGCAGCGGGTCAGGGGCCGCGTACAACGGCCTTGGACATTGTGGGGCGCATATCTGCCACCACGGGCCGCCGTGAGGGCGGCACGGTGGGCCTGACGCCCGCCATGGCCAAGTATGTCAGCAACGCCAAGCTTGAGCTTCAGTCAGGTGACCCGGCCATGTTGGCCAACTACCTGACACGGGTCAGGCGGGATGCGCGCTTTGACGCCAAGGTCCACAAGGCCATGAAGGCAGGCGTGCCGCTGCCTCCTGAAGACGTGGCCAAGATGATCGGCAAATACTCAGACAGCCTGCTGAAGCTGCGTGGGGAGAACATAGCGCGTACAGAAACCCTGCTGAGCCTGCACGCCGGGCAGTCTGAGGCCATCCGGCAAATGGTCAGCAGCGGCAAGGTGCATGAAACTGACGTGGTGAAAATCTGGCGCACCAACCGTGACGGGCGCGAACGCCGCAGCCACTACATCTTGCACGGCAAGAAGGTGGGCTTCAACAGCTACTTCATCAGCCCGGCCACCGGGGCCAAGATGCTGCACCCCGGCGACCGTGAGCATGGTGCCTTGGGTGAGGATGTCATCAATTGCCGCTGCCATGCGGAGTACAAGGTTGACTACATCGGGGCCGCCGTCAGGCAGGCCAAGAAGGTGGTCATATGAGCGGCCAGTTCACAGCCAGCATTGAGCAATGGGTGCTTGACACCAAGGTCTTCGTTGAAGCGGTGATCAAAGAAAGCACGCAAGAGGTGGTGCGCCTGATGAAGGTGCCCATCAGCGCTGGCGGCAACATGCCGGTGGATACCAGCTTCCTACAGAACAGTCTGGTGGGCGTTGAGGGCGTGGTGATACCACCCATGGACCCCAGCGCCACCGGCAAGGGCGGCCCGGTGATGGGCAACGCCACGGCCATTGAGACACTGATTGCCAACTGGACACCGGGCACCAGCATGTCATTTGGCTTCATCGCCATCTATGCGGCGCGGCAGAACTATGGCTTCACCGGCACGGATAGTCTGGGCCGCAACTACAATCAGCCGGGCCGCCACTTCGTTGATCTGGCCGTGCAGCAATGGCCCAGAATTGTTGAGAGCAACCAGCGCAAGCTAGCCGGGGAGTTGGCGTTCGCATGACCCCGGAGAAAGCCATACTGGATGCACTGCTGACCCACCTTGACGCATGGGCGGGTGACTATCCTATTGTCTGGGGCAACACACTGTATCCTCCGGCTGGCCGGGCCAAGGCTGACAAGTACGTGGTGGTGAGCTACAGCCCCGGCACGCCCGCGCAGGTGGCCATAGACAGCATGGATGAGAACCGTCACATGGGCGTGCTGGGCATCAGCATATTGACCCCGCTGAACGGCGGTGAAGTGGATAGTCAGGAAATCGGTGGTGATCTTGCCCAGCACTTTCACGGGCAGGTGTTGACTTCCGGTACAGCCAAGGTGCGCATCACGGCGCGGCCAAGGGTGGCCGGGGGTTATGTAGACGGCGACCGCTGGAGAACTCCGGTGACTGTGCCGTTTGAAACGGTGGCAGTTTAGAGGAAAGGAATATCATTATGGCACTCTACCCGGTTGCCGGTTGCAAGTTGTGGATCAGCAATGCGCTCTTCGCTGAGCTTTCAACAGACGTGGTGCACGCCAGCTTTGCGGGTGTGACGTGGGTTGAAGTCAAGAAGTGGACCCAGATGGGCGCTTTCGGTGACGCCAGCCAGCTGATCAGCACTGACCTGATTGGTGAAGGTCGCACCAAGAAGCAGAAGGGCACCAAGAACGCTGGCAGCATGGCCAATACCTTTGCTACCGATGTCTCTGACCCCGGCCAGCAGAAGCTGCTGGCGGCCAGCCAGAGTTATGACAACTATGCGTTCAAGATAGAATTGAACGATAAAACCGGGGCACAGACGCTGAACAGCGTTCGTGAGTTCTATGGCATCGTCATGACTGCCCAGCAGGCAGGTGGCGGGGCCAATACCGTGCAGACCCTGAATGCCACGGTGGAAATAAACAGCAACATCGCCGTCACTGCGGCATCGTAAGAAAGGGTATCTGAAATGGCTCTTTATCCTGTTGCCGGGTGCAAGATTTACATCAGCACCAATCTGTTCCCAGAGCAGTCGGCTGACGTTGTGGCTGGTGACTTCACCAGCGTGGTCTGGTTGGAAATTGGCAAGTGGACCCAGATGGGTGCCTATGGTGATGCCGCCCAGCTGATCAGCACTGACCTGATCGGTGAAGGGCGTACCAAGAAGCAGAAGGGCACCAAGAATGCGGGGTCCATGGCCAACACATTTGCCACGGATGTCAGCAACACCGGCCAGCAGAAGCTGCTGACGGCGGCGGGCAGCTATGACAACTACGCGTTCAAGGTGGAGCTTAATGATAAGATCACCACTATCAATTCCACCCGATTGTTCTATGGTCTGGTCATGTCTGCCCAACAGGCAGGCGGCGGTGCAAATACCGTTCAGACGCTGAATGCCACGGTGGAGATCAACTCAAACATCGTGGCTACAGCAGCCAGTTGATTGTTTGAGGAGGTTCTATGAACGACGTATCTAACAGCTTTGACCTGTCGCGCTATGATGGGTTGCAGCAAGCACAGGAAGCGGGTGTTGACGTAGACATCCGTGATCCTAACGGCAAGAAGCTGGGCATCATCATCAAGGTGGCCGGGCCTGACAGCCTGCGCCAGCGCAAGGCCGTTGAGAAGATGGCCGCTGAGCGTCTGGCGTCTGATGACCCCAGCCCGCTGAGCCCGGCGGAACTGTTTGACCGACAGACACGCGGTCTGGCCGTGGCCACCATCAGCTGGAATGAGTTCAAGCTTGACGGCGGTATTTATGAACTGACTGAGGACAACGCCTTCAACCTGTACCAACGTTTTCCGTTCATACGTGATCAGGTGGCGGAAAGGGCTGGACGGCGCTCAGCTTTTTTCGGGTTCTGGAATACAGAAGCCGCAGAGGAATAGAAGCGTGGGTTGCTGGCCGCAAGCCAGTAATGCCGGAAGCGGCTGATCACGTGTTTGGGTATTTCCGGGAATTGTGTTGGACCCGGCGACCCGGCTTCTCAGGGCCCTTGGGCCTTGAGTATGCTGAAATAGAGGCGTGGTGCCGCCTGACGCAGCGCACGTTGGGCCAGCCGGAGCTTAGACTGCTGATGGAAATGGACAAAGCCTATATCAGCGCCATCAACAGTAAGAAGGATGAGCCAGAAGCTGATACTGAAGTCACCAACCTGCCGCTGACCGCTGAATTGTTTGACGCATTGTTCGGCGGCGTCAATGACAACCGTAGTGAGCCAACTGACAGGATAAGCACCTATGCCTGAACTTGGCATCACGATCAACACCAGCAACATCCCCGCTGCCGTTGCAGACCTTGACAAGATCGCACCGGCAGCGGCGCGGGCTGAACAGGCCGTCACCAAGCTCACCCAGACCACCAATGCCCAACTACAGCAGGCTGGCAACACCGCTACGGAGTATGGCCGCAAGTTTGAACAGGCCATGCAGCGGCAGGGCGGCGGTGGCATTTTGGGGCCCAGCTTTGACTTTGACAAGATGCGAGCAGCCATCCCCGGCATTGAAAAGCTGGGGCGTGAGCTAGACCAGCTGCGCATGAAGTACGTGCCGCTGGTGGCAGCTGAGGCGCAGCACGCACAGGCGCTGGCTGAGATACAGCGCGCCAACGCCTTGGGCGCGCTCAGCACTGTTGAAATGGCTGCGGCCATAGACAAGCAGACGGCAGCCTACAGGCGCGCGCAGGAAGCCGCCAAGGCAGCTGGGGGTGGGGCAGGTGGCGCAGCCAACCAGAGCGGCAGCAACCGCGCCATGCAGAACAACATGATGTACCAGTTTCAGGACATCGCTGTTACCGCTGCCATGGGCATGAGCCCGGCCATGATCGCCCTACAGCAAGGCAGCCAGATGGCCATGAATTTTCAGGGGGCTGGGGGCATCGGCGCGGGTCTGAAGGGCATGGCTAGTGGCCTCATGGCCATGGTGCAGCCCGCAACGCTGTTGCCCATGCTGATCGTGGGTGTGGGTGCGGCCATGTACCAGTGGTTGACCGGTGCTGAGAAGGGCACCAAGACCCTTGACGAAGCCATGAAGCAGCATACCGAGTCGGTCAAGCTGCTCGGTGAAGCCTATGGTTCGGCTGGTGAAAAGTCCAAGGTGCTGTTTTCGTCTGGTGGTCAGGACTTTGCCAAGGCCATGATCAGCATGGATATCAAAGGCATAAAACAGCAAATAGATGAACTGACCAAGACGACTATTGGCGGCATGCGTTCAGAAAATGGCTGGGCAACCAGCATCATGGGGGCTGGTCCCAACGTGGCCACCCTGATGAACATGGCGGATGGCTTTGCAGTGTTCAAACCTGCTTTGGACAAGCTCATAGAGGGTGTGCGTCAAGGGCGCACTGAACTTGACCAGTTTGGTGAAGATGTAGAACGCATCTTCCAGCGGGAATTGCCCAAGGCAACTGACCCGGCAGCACTTTCAAACCTGCGTGACGCCATGCTTACATTAGGCGAGGCATCACTCACGGTATCCGGTAAATTTGCACCGTTTCAAGAGTCCATCAACAAGCTCAATCTGGCGTTTGCCGAAGGCAACCTCACGCCTGACCTGTTGCGCCAGATCAATAACGAAATACGCTTGACCGGGGAGTTGAACGGTTATCAGGAGCAAGCCAATGAAGCCATTGCGCTTGAGAAAGAACTCGTCAACCTGCTGAACCTGCTGGAGCAGATACGCATAGCCCAGTTCAGGGCAACTGAGGCTGTGCGTGACCGGCTTGCCTCAGAGCGCATGTCTGACAGTGAGGTGAAGGGCTTCAATGAGCGGCGTGAAAGAGAATGGAAGAAGGAAGATGATCGCATAGAGGCTGAGCGTCAACGCCAGCGGGCGCGCACTGATGAGGAGCGTTTGGCGGCGGCGCGGGCTGAGGCTGAGGCAAATAACCTAGTTAAAGGCCCTGATCGTGACCGCGCCATCAGTCAGGCAGTTCAGCGTGAGCGCGACAAGATCAATCAGGAAGAAGCCGACGCCCTGCGCAAGCGCACTGAGGGTCTGGATGACCTGTTGAGCAAGCAGGAACTTGAGTTTGAACTGTTGGGCAAGACAGCCGGTCAGCAGGCTGCGCTGCGTGAGGAATACCAGCGTACTGAGGAATACCGCAAGTTTGCTCAGGAGCGCGGTATTGAAATGGATCAGAAGGAGCTTGATCTGATCCATGAAAAGACCAAGGCATATGGTGAACTGCTTGATCAGCTGAACAACCAGAAGCTTATGCAGGACCTGCTGTTTGAACAGAGCCTGCTGACCATGAACGCCACTGAGGCGGGTATAGCGCGGCGGCTGCGTGGCACCGGGCTGGGTATGGATAGTCCGCAGGCTGGGGTCATGCGTAACACTGCCGCTCAAACCGAAATAATCAGCTTTGCTCGCGGCACGGCCAAAGACTTCCTAGGCAGCTTTGCTGACGTGCTGACGGCGGGCGGCGATGACATGGGCAAGAAGCTTGTTGAGGCCCTTGTGGGCTCAGCCCAGCGCACGCTTGACAAGATACTGGATCGCTTGCTGGATGACATCATCAACACCATCCTGTTTGGGCAGGGCGGGCAGGGCGGCGGCGGTGGCGGTCTGTTAGGGGCCTTCTTGGGCGGTGGCGGCGGCGCGGCCAACCAGAACTTCCCGGCAGGCAATGGCGTGCTGGCTGACATACTGGG